AGCGTTTGCAATCACAGAAGAAGCTATCGAAGATAACTTGTATGACAGACTTGCGTCTAGATATACAAAAGCGTTAGCAAGATCTATGGCAAACACTAAACAAGTTAAAGGTGCAAATGTATTAAACAATGCATTTGACAATGCTTATCTTGGCGGTGACGGTAAAGAGCTTTGCGCAACTGATCACCCTACTTTAGCAGGATCATTCTCTAATGAGTTGACGGTATCTGCAGATCTTAACGAAACTTCACTAGAACAATCGTTAATTGACATTGCAGCGTTCACTGATGAAAGAGGTCTAAAAATTGCAGCAAGAGGAATGAAAATGATTATTCCATCTGCGCTTCAATTTACTGCTGAAAGACTAATGGAGTCTAAAGGTAGAACAGGAACAGCTGATAATGATATCAATGCAATCGTATCTAAAGGTATGATCCCTCAAGGTTATGTAGTAAACCACTACTTAACTGATGATGACGCATATTTCATTAAAACAGATGTACCTAACGGTCTAAAAATGTTTAATAGATCACCTATCAAAACTTCAATGGAAGGTGACTTTGACACTGGAAACGTAAGATACAAAGCTAGAGAGAGATATTCTTTTGGATTCTCAGACCCTAGAGGTGTATTTGGTTCTACAGGAACACCGTAAGTCTAAATCGTAAAAATCTTAAAAGGGGCCTTTTATGGCCCCTTTTTTTATGTTAGAAAGGAAAATACAAATGAAAAAACTTATCATAAATATCTGGGCATATAATCATCACACTAAATTTATTGTAGAATCAGAAGATAACTCAGAATCAGTCGAAAAAGCTATACTTGACAAACTAGGAGAAAAAAGTATAGTTTGGGAAAATCTTGGAAACTCTTATAGTGACCGGATGAATAGAATAACTTATGAGGAAGTTATCAATGGAGAAGATGATGCAACACTTAAACGACCTCTACCAACAAAAAAGGGGTCTGGATCTTCAGTGGGAGCAAGAGCATCTTAAAGAGGGTAGATATACTCTTAATATGGTTAAAATAGACAGACAAGTTAGAGAAGTCTTAAGCCATATAAAATTAGCAGAAGCTAAAAAAGAGCATCTAGCTAATAAGATAGAAGGCGCAGCTCCACAAGTTTCTGTAGCTACTTAATAAAAAGCTACATCGTTGGAAAAAAACCACTCCACATTACAGGCTCTCTTGCGCTCTAGTTAAAAATAATGTATAAATATCGTACTATACATAAAATTGGATATCGACGCGTATAGTCGACGGCCTAGAGACGGTATTCAAATAACTAGGAGGAAAACAACATGGCAAACACAACGTTTTCAGGACCGGTCATTTCAAAAAATGGCTTTATAAATACAGGTCCTGGTATGACTGTTAGCTTAACAGCTGACACTTCACTAACAGTAAAATCTCATGCAGGAAGAATATTACTTTGCAATGATGCAGATGGTGTATTTACTTTACCATCAATCAATGTAAACGCTAATGGCGCTACTGCAGGTGATACTGACTATAACAATCTAAATAATATTGGTGCAAGTTTTTATTTTTATGTAGAAACTTTAGCAACTGCTATTAAAGTAAAAACTGACGGAACAGATAAGTTTAAAGGCGCAGCAATGGTTGCGGTAGATGATGGAGCTAAAAAAGCTTTTATCCCTGCTGCTCTTAATGACGTTATAGACTTAAATGGAACTACTAAAGGTGGTTTAGTTGGCAGCGTTATACAAGTTACTGCAATAGATACAAATTCGTATTTAGTGCACAACACATTACTATTAGGTTCAGGTACAATTGTAACACCTTTCGGTAATTAATAAGTTATAACGGGCTTTACTAGACTTTATAGATAAAATACTTTTATAACTTAGAGCTGGTAAGGTCCCAAATGGAAGCTCTATGAAAACAACATTTACAGGACCAGTCAGAGTCGGAAAAGGCAAAGTAAAAGGAGAACTTCGTTTAGGTGATGCGGATAACACGCATTACGTAGGCTTCGCGTCTCCCGCTACAGTTACGTCTAATCTTATATGGAATCTCCCTGCAACGGATGGATCGGCTAATCAGATATTAAAAACTGATGGCTCAGGAAATCTTGGGTGGGCAACTGATTCCACAGGATCTGTTGGTGGAACTAATGGACAGGTACAGTATAATAACTCAGGTGCTTTCGGAGGCATCGCTGAGGGTACTAGCGGCCAGGTATTAACTTCCAACGGCGCTGGAACTTCAGCTACATTCCAAGATGCACCAGGAGCAGGTGGATCAGTTCATGAATGGTCTGCTGCAAAAACTGCAGACTTTACAGCCACTGTAGGAAAAGGTTTCCCTGTAAACACAACTTCAGGAGCGGTTATAGTAACATTACCGGCAAGTGCTGCTTTAGGTAATGAAGTAGCTATAATAGATTACGCTGGAACAGCTGCAACAAATAACATTACCGTTAATAGAAACGGTCATAAGATTCAAGGAGCTGCTTCTAATTTAGTCGTAAGTACAGACAGAGCTGCTTTTACGTTAGTTTATATAGATGCAACACAAGGATGGTTGTTGCGAGAAGTTTAAAAATTTGGTATTAGATAATAAATAGGAGAAAAATATGACATCATTTTCAAGTGATCAAACAACATTAAACATGGCTACAGTAGGTGCCGATACTCTTGCAAGAGCAGGTAGAGCTAGAGTTACATCTATTCAAGCTAAAGGAATAGCAAGTGCTACTTTGTTGTTGTACGATGCAGCAACAGCAGGAGCAGCGGCAGCAGGAAATTTAAAAGCAACATACAATTTTGGAACTGAAGGATTAGAAGTTTATGTCCCTGGTTCTGGAATATTATTTACAAATGGAATTGTTTACAATTTAGCTGGAGCTAGCGGAAGCGCAACTGTAACTATTACAGGAGCTTAGTCTAATGGCTAACACAACCTCAGGAACAGCAACCTTTGGAAAAGGTTTTTCTATATCTGATATAGTAGAAGAATCTTTTGAAAGAATTGGCATGAGTGGGGTAAGTGGTTACCAATTAAAAAGTGCTAGAACCTCATTAAATATCATGTTTCAAGAATGGGCCAACAGAGGTCTTCATTATTGGGAAATAGCAAACAATAATTTAACATTAGTTAATGGTCAAAATGTTTATACAATGTTTAGATCAGCGTCTGATGGTACTTCAGATGCAACAGCTATTTATGGTGTAGAAGACGTGTTAGAAGCGTCATATAGAAATGCACAAAACGTAGATTTTCCATTAACAAAAGTTGGTAGAGCAGAATATCAATCTTTTGCATCTAAAACTTCTAAAGGAACTCCAACACAATATTTTGTACAAAGATTTATAGATAAAATAACTATAACTTTATTTTTAACTCCAGGTGCAACAGAAGCTGGAAATTTTATTAATTATTATTACGCAAAAAGAATTGAAGATGCAGGTGCATATACTAATGATGCAGATGTACCTTATAGATTTATACCTTGTATGGTAGCAGGACTAGCTTATTATTTAGCTCAAAAATATCAACCAGAAAGAATAGGTCCATTAAAAGCTATGTACGAAGAAGAATTATTAAGAGCATTACAACAAGATGGTTCTCCAGCAAGTACATTTATAACGCCGAGAACTTATTATCCGGAGGTTTAATAATTGACTAATTTATCAAAAGGAAGAAGAGCTTTAGCAATCTCTGATAGATCAGGAATGCAATTTCCCTATAAAGAAATGGTTAAAGAATGGAATGGTGCTTTTGTTCATATATCAGAGTATGAACCTAAACAACCTCAATTAGATCCTATTAACACTCCAGGTGACCCACAAGGTTTACAAAACGCTAGACCTGATAGAACAGAACCACCTACATTTGATATTTTACCTGACAACCCTTTTACTTCAACTGGAGGATCGGCTGTTATTGATGTTTGGGCACCTAATATAAACTATACTAATGGAGATTATATAAGATTTTCAGACATAAAAAGCGGTGTATCTGACGTTCCAGTTAGTGCTATACAGTTAGCTAGTACCTTAAATGGAGCTATTAATTCAACTCAAAACACAATACCTGTAACTAATTTAAGTTATTTTCCTACTACAGGATATGTTATGATAGAAAAAATCAATCCAACTACAAGGTTATTTCAAAACGAAACTATTTTTTACAATGGTATAATAGGTGGAGTTTTACAAAATTGTGTAAGAGGAACAGCAGCACCTTTTAGAGGAGTTACACCATCTAATACAACAGCAAGTACACACGAAGATGGAGCTAATATATACGGCTCTTTTAGCATTACTTTAGTACCAACAGTAGTGCCAAATCCAGGTGTACCTTCTACAAAAACAGTGTATAATAGTTTTACATTTACAGCTGCGGGAGTAGTAGCAGCAACAGCAACAGGAGGAGGATTTCAATGCTCGGCAGGGCCAATAGTATTGAAACCATAATATGAATTACGGAGAATTAAAAACAAATATTAGAAGTTACACAGAAGTGGATAACACTGTTTTAACTGATGCTATATTAGCTGTTATAACTAAAAATGCAGAAAATAGAATTTTTAGAGATTGTGATTCAGACGCTAATAGATTTTACGATACTGTAAGCACAATTACAGCAAATAGATTAGTTACAGTTCCAACCAATACTCTTTTAATTAGATACATTAACGTTAAAGATAATTCCGTAGCTCCCCCTGAACAAGTTTTTTTAGATTATAGAGATGTATCTTTTATGGCAGAATTTTATAATACTCCTGCTCAAGGAACAGCTATCCCTAAATATTATTCTAATTATGATGCTACTCAAATTGTTTTAGCTCCTACACCAAATGCAGTATATGAGTTAACAATAGCTTACGAGAAAAAACCGGTTTCTTTAACGGGTGGAGATGCTAATACAAGTTATGTCTCAGTTAATTACGAAGACTTAATTTTATATGCATGCCTTGCAGAAACATACGGATATTTAAAAGGTCCAACAGATTTACAACAATTGTATGAACAATCTTACCAACGAGCTCTAGCAAGTTACGCAATTGAGCAACAAGGTAGAAGAAGAAGAGACGAATATACAGATGGTGTAATTAGAACTAGATTAAATTCACCAACTCCGAGGTCGGAATAAGATTGAAGAAAAATAAAAAATAAGGTAAAAGAAAATTATGTCATCATCATACTCAAACGATATTAAACTAGAACTAATGGCCACAGGCGAAAAAGCTGGTCAATGGGGAACAATAACTAATACTAATTTACAGATATTAGAACAAGCATCTACTGGATATTTATCTTTAGCTGTAGGTGGAGCAGACGTTAATTTAGTTTTAACTGATGGTGTAACAGCAAACGGTAAAAATATTTTTTTTGAATTAACTGGTACTTTAACAGGTAACAGAGTAGTTACTATGCCAGATTCTTCTGAAAGAGTTTTTATAGTAAAAGACACTACAACTAGATCATCTTCTCATTACACATTAACTGTTAAAACAGTTTCAGGAACTGGTGTTGTTATTCCTGCAGGAGCAACAGCTCAAGTATTTTCTAATGGAACAAATATTTCTTTAGGTCTATTAACAAAAGGTTATTACTCAACGAGTTCAGCTTACACTGCGACTTCTGGTGATCAAGTAATTGTAGATACTTCTTCAGGAGTTGTTACATTAACACTACCTTTATCTCCTTCAATTGGAGATGAGGTTACTATTATTGATGGTTTAGGTAGTTTTGCTACTAATAATCTAACAGTAGGAAGAAATGGTTCTAACATTAACGGTGCAGGTTCTAACTTAACCGTTTCTACAAATGGTTCTGCTTTTACGTTAGTTTATCTTAACGCTACTAGAGGTTGGGCGTATAAAGATAAGGTTTAGGAGTTTAAATGCCTCTTAATACTTTTCAAATAAAACCAGGTTTTGATAAACAAAATAGTGAAGCCGGCGCTGTTGCGAGATGGGTTGGCGGAGATAATGTAAGATTTAGATATGGTCTTTCAGAAAAAGTTGGAGGATGGTCTGCTTTAGGTTCTACAACATTAAATGGAGTTTCAAGAAAACTTTTTCCTTTTAGAGATAACGATGGCAATAAATATTTAGCAATAGGAATGGATAAGTTTTTACTTATTTATTTTGAAGATAATTTTTATGACATTACACCTTACAGAACAAGTGGATATCCAGCAACAATTGATGAGTTTTCACTAAGTACGTTTACAACTGTTTCAGGTTCTAATTCAGTTACAATCACAACTACTTCAACAAACAGGCTTTCAGTAGGAGATATAGTTGAGTTTGAAAACGTAAGTTTACCTGGAGGTACGGGATATTCAAATTCTGATTTTGAAGACAAATTATATGAAGTAAAAACAATTACATCAGCAACAGAATTTATAGTTCAACCTACAGGGAACGCTTCCGGTAATGTAGGACCAGGTGGAAGTTGTTCTGTTTTTCCTTTAGAAACAGTTGGAAATCAAATACAACAATTATCTTTTGGTTGGAGTACTGGTGTATGGGGAGGATCAAATAATTGGGGTCAAGCAGCTAGTACGAATGGTGTAAACACACCTCCTGCAATTTGGTCATTATCAAGTTATGGTCAAGTTTTAGTTGCAACAATTTTAAATGGTAAAACGTTTACCTGGAACCCCGCTGCTGGTAACCCGTTGGGGACACGAGCGTCTATTGACACTACAGGTTTTGAAACAACTTCTAATCCTACGCAATCAAGATTAACTTTAGTATCACCTACTACACGTCATTTAATCCACTTAGGAACTGAAACAACTGTTGGAACACCATCTACACAAGATAATATGTTTGTAAGATTTTCTTCTCAAGAAGAAATAAATAATTATTTAATCACTGCAAGTAACTCAGCAGGTTCGCAAAGAATTCAAGATGGTACTAAAATTATGGGAGCTATAAAATCTAAAGAAGCTATATTAATTTGGACCGATAATGCATTATATATCATGAGACATATAGGTGCTCCATTTGTTTTTGGTTTTGAACAAGTAGGAACTAATTGCGGATTGATAGGACAAAACGCTGTTGTAGAAGTCGATGGTGTTGCATATTGGATGAGTGATAAAGGTTTTTTTGCTTATGATGGCTCAATTAAAACGTTAGACTGTATGGTTGAAGACTATGTTTACGACGATATAGATTTAACACAAGGACAACAAATATATGCAGGTGTCAATAATTTATACACAGAAGTTAGATGGGATTATCCAGCTTCTGCTTCAAACTATAACAATAGGTATGTAGTATTTAATTTTGCTGAATCAAAATCTGTCCCTGGTGGAGTTTGGTATACAGGAAATACTTCTAGAACTTCTTGGAGCGATGCAAATGTATTTAATAAACCTTTTGGAACTTCTTTTACTTCTACAACTAATGGAGCTTTTCCAATAGTAATAGGGGAAGCAGCTGCACCAAATGGTTATGGAAACTCTACTTTATTTCAACATGAAGTAGGAACTGATCAAGTTAATGCAGACGCTTCTGTTACAACTATTACATCTAATATAGAGTCTTTTGATTTTGATATAACAAGTCCAGAACTAGGTAATGGAGAGTTCTTTTTAGCAATGAGAAGATTCATACCTGATTTTAAAAACTTAACTGGTAATGCAAAAGTAACATTAAATTTAAAAGATTATCCAGCCGATTCAGCTTCAGCTTCAACATATAGTCCATTTACAATTAGTTCAAGCACTACGAAAGTAGATACAAGAGCACGTGGTAGATTTTTAAGTATTAAAATTCAAAACGATGCTGCAGGTCAAACGTGGAGATATGGAACTTTACGTATTGATGTTCAACCGGATGGAAGAAGATAATGGCTATAACAGTTAGAGTACCAGATCCAAATGAACAATATAATGTTGGAAATCAAAGACAAATCGTAAGAGCTGTTAATGATTTAATTAATCAAATTAATGCTCAATATAAACCTGAAGGTGATACGTTTTCTGAAATTGAACAGTTATCTTATTTTTTAGGGTATGCTCCATCTACATCTAGTGGACCAGAAATTAGAGCAGGCGGTATAATTTATGAAAACATATCTCTTGTTTCTGGACAAGTAGTAGAAGTTACTAGAGATAATCAAGGGTATATTTTACCAGATATGAGTACTTTTGCTGACCCTGCTGTATTTAATTTACCTACACCTAGTAAAAGTGGTTTTAAGGTTGCTTTTGTAGGGACAATAGGAGCTAATCCTGCTAGTGTAAGTCCTGGTGTAAATAAAATAAATAATGTTGCAGCGCCTATTGATATATTTCCAATGGCAGCTGAAACCCTAGTTTGGGACACTGTAACGTCAAGCTGGTGGACAATAGCAAGAGTATAAATTATGGCTACAAGTTTTAAAAATATGCCCTACGACATCGACACTTTTGAAAAAAGTGTTTATGGGGTTCCTACAGATTCTCACTCTATTGTAAATGCTTTTTACGTAGGTAATTTTAATAATGGCGGTCTTACTATTACAGTTGAAGTTAAAGTTACAACTGATGGAACAAGACCTTACGTAGCAAATAATACTAATGTTTTTAGTACAACTTTAGATGGGGGACAATATTTAAATTTATTAACTGGACCTTTAGTGTTAGAAGGTGGAGATAGTTTAGTTTTTACCACTAATACAACAGGAAGAGTAGAAGGAACTATAGCTGCAATGCAGGTAAATAGAGAAGATCAAGAGACAACACCGACTGGTTCGGTGTAAATTTACACTTGATATTTGTGTTATTTTTGAGATAATACACTTATCAAAATTTCAGGATTAAATGCCTGCTTAAAATCAATATTATTAGGAAAAATTATGAGTGATTATCACGTATTAAAAAACGCTTCGTTGACTGCTTTAAATGCAAATGAAAACGTTGTTGTAATAGGTTCAGGAGCAGGTGGAGTAATAGGAGAAAATAATTTCTCTATAGGAAAAAATTCATTAACAGCAGCTAATGGCGCTGTTAGAAATATAGCAATTGGAAACAATTCTTTATATTCAAACGTAACTACAAATAACTTAACAGCTATTGGATACCAAGCGATGTATAGTAATACATCAGGAACAGGTAATATTGCTGTTGGTTATGAAGCGATGTATTCAAATGTATCAGGTAACTACAACACAGCGATGGGTTATCAAGCTGGTTATAGTCTTACAAGTGATGCAGCATCTTATAACACAGCTCATGGTTACCAAGCTCTCTATAACACTACTACAGGTGAAAAAAATACAGCGATTGGTTATCATTCAATGTATTCAAACACAACCGGTGAATACAATGCAGCAATTGGTACAGATAGTTTAAGAGCAAACACAACTGGAGAACAAAACGTAGCTTTAGGACACAACTCACTTTATAGTAATACAAGTGGTTTTGGTCAGGTAGCTGGTGGATTTAGATCTTTATTTGAAAACACAACAGGTAACTATAATACAGGGATGGGTGCTTATTGTTTAGAAAATAATATTTCAGGGTCTTTTAATGTAGCTATGGGTTTTGAAGCTCTTCAAGATAATACTACTAGTTTTAACGTAGCTATGGGTTATCAATCCGGTAAAAAAATTACTACTGGTGCTCAAAACGTAGCTGTTGGTTATCAATCTTTATACACTAATACTACTGGAGCTAATAATGTTGCTGTTGGAACAAAAGCTTTATTTGCAAATACAACAGGACAAAGAAACGTAGCTGTAGGTTTAACTGCTTTACAGGCTAATACTTCAGGTGAAAAAAATGTAGCAGTAGGTATGGAAACATTAAACTCAAACACTACTGGTGTAAGAAACGTTTCTGTAGGTTATCAAACATTAAGAGGAAATGTATCTGGTAAAGATAACGTTGCTATCGGTAATGCTGCTATGTATACCAACACTAGTGGTATTAATAATATCGCTATGGGTAGTTCTGCATTATACTCAAATACTAATGCAAGTTATAATATTGCTTTAGGAAATTCTTCTCTTCAAAATAATACTACAGGGCAATACAATGTTTCTATTGGTTATCAATCATTATTGGGTAATACCACTGGAAACTTTAACATAGCTTTAGGTTATCACGCTTTATACACAGGTGTTACTACTCAATACAATGTAGCAATGGGGTATGAAGCAGGTAAAGGAATTCTTTCAGGTGGAAACGTAATTATTGGATACAAAGCTGCTACTGGTGCTATGGGCGACGTTAATAAAGATAAAAACGTTGTTATTGGTTATGAAGCTAATACAAATGGAACTAATACAGATTCAGCAGTAATTATTGGATATCAAGCAGGACAATATTCTAGCGCTTCTAAAAACGTTCTTATAGGAGATAGAACAGGTTTTTATGTGTCAGGAGACAATAACGTTGCAATAGGTGTACAAGCTATGCAAGCAGCTTCAGGTGCAACCGGTGCAAACAATGTAGCTATAGGAACAGACACTTTATTTTTAAACACTTCTGGATCGTCTAATGTTGCAATAGGACCATCTACTTTAAGAGATAATACATCAGGAAAACAAAATGTTGGTATTGGAAACGTTGTTCTTTATGAAAACATAACAGGGAGTGATAACATTGCGATAGGACACAATGCAATGAGATTTAATACAACAGGTGGTTTTAATATTAGTATGGGTACTAAAGCTTTATATGCTAATACTACAGGGCAATACAATGTAGCAATAGGTTATGAGTCTTTATATTCATCTACAACAGCTGAATTTAATATAGGTTTCGGTTATCAAGCTTTAAAAAATAATAGTACAGGAGAAGAAAATTTTGCTGCAGGTTATCAAACACTAGTTAACAATACAACAGGGCGAAGAAACATAGGTATAGGAACACAAACTTTATTAACAAATACTACCGGAGAAGGAAATGTAGGTCTTGGTTATAAAACTTTACAATTAAATACTACAGGATATTTTAACGTAGCAGTTGGACAACAAGCTTTAAATGCAAATACTTCTGGTGTGAGAAATGTTGGAGTAGGAACTTACGCTGTGTATCACAACACAATTGGAATTGATAATATAGGTGTTGGTTATCAAGCGTTATATCAAAACACTACAGGTAGCTATAATATAGGTATGGGTGTACAGACTTTAAGAGATAATACAACAGGGCAGTATAATGTAGGTATAGGGGCCGAGGTATTAAAACTTAGTACTATTGCAGGTTATAACGTTGGAATAGGTTATAAAACTTTAACAGCAAATACTACAGGGGAATATAATGTTGGAATAGGTTACCAAACTTTATTCTCTAACACTAC